TGCCGATGTAGCCGTTTTTGCCGATCAGCACGTCACCGTTGCGCCGCGAGAGCAGCGCCGTTGGCTCAATTGAGTTCCATGTAGTGACGCGAAACGAGCCGTCTTGCAACTGCACGCGGGTGTCAAAGCAATACACTTCTTTGACCGAAGGCAGCGTCATCAGATAGAATGCCTCGGCCTCGGAATAAACGGTCTTAATGTTAGCCAGCGTCTCGCCAGCCACAATCGCCATAAAGTCGCTGCGGATGTTCTTGGACAGGTCGCCCAGAGGGGCTGACTTCTCGACGATCGTCCTGGCAAACGACCGGATGCCCGAATTGGACAGGAACAAGATGTCCTTGCCTGTGCTCTGGATGGAGTCGCGGGCGATGCAGCCAATGCCACCCACCGTATCGCTCAGGCTCATCGTGGCGGGCGTCGTAGCGTTGGCGTACACCAGAATTTGGCGCTTGCCGAAGATGATCAGAAAGCCGTTGTGGGCCGCCAGACCAGTGATCTCATCTGCCCCATTGGGCCACACACGGTCGATGTTCAGCGTGCCTGCTGTGCCAGTGCTCCAGATGTGGCCAGACAGCAAGTCAGAGAACGACACCGTGACGTTGTCAGTGGCAGTATCGGCAACCCACAGCCGACCAAAGGCCGACAGCACAATGTTGCCTGAAGGCACAGTCCCAACATAACCTGACTTCTCGCTGACACGGCGGTAGGTCGTGGTGCTGATGGTTGGGTCGAAAATCAGCGGGTCGTGGCCCGTCTGGAAGAAGTAAGTGATGCCGTTGAGCGAAGCGCACGACCAGTTGCTGGCTGTGATTGTTGGCGCTGTACCCCCACCCCCGTATGTCAGTTCAGACACGGCGTTGGAGCCGTCCAGTTTGAACAGCTTGTTGTTGCCCGCAAACAGAATCGTCAACGTGCCGTCAGCCTGCACCAACTCATGGATGACACCCACGTTGTTGGCCCCAAGAGCGCCGGATGACGCGTTGACCCGTGCCCAGCCTTTGCGTGCGCCGATGCGACCGTACTGGTCGATGATGCAGTTCGTTGCGACCAAAGCAAAGCCAGCCGCCAAGTCCAGAGGGCTGTCCTGCGTGTTCAGGCCAAAAAAGCCTGGCGCTGAGATGCTTGCGGTCTGGAGGGCTTGGCTCATATGGCGACAAACTCTTGGTTCTCTGGGTAGCGGGTGCTCTCCAGCGCAATGTAGTCGGCCAGCATCCCACGGTAGAGCTGGTACGCCTCAGACGAGTTGAGACCGCCGTCCTCGCCGCGCTCGACCAGAGCACGGGCGTAGGCGTTTTGCACCACCAACACATCAGGCACCAGCACCACAGTGCTGTCGGATGACAACGGGGCTTGAGGCACGGTCAACGCAAAGGGAATTGTGTAGACGTTATCTGGACGCGCATACAGCACTACCTTGGTATCGCCGTTGCCGTCCACGCCGTCAAATGCGTAGTATTCTGGGATGCCGCTGATCGCGGGAACCAAGTTCTGAAAACGGTTCATCTCCACAAAGCTGATGTTTTGCAGACCGACGTTGGCTGTCGTGTTGAGCGCGTCCATCACCTGGAACTTCTGGCCAGCACCCGTCATCGAGTAGATGTAGGTGCCGGGTGTCGTGGTAATCGTCACGGTCTGGCCCAGCACGTTCCAGCTGAAAGCGTCCTCGATCTGGCGCTTGGCGTCGTTGACAAACCGCCCGATCAGGGCCGAGTAGGTTGTTTCGTTGCTGGACGACACCTGCGTCTCGCGCAGTCGGACCAGCACATCATTGATAAGTTGAAGGTAGGTCATTGGCGTGTCAATCCGATTTGTTCAAAGGTTGCGATGACAGAAATAGTTGAGCCAGATTCTGATAGCGCAGTGATGTAATCGCCTTCTTCTAAAACAAAGTACTGGTTGAGATCAATCTCGGCAAGCGTCGATTTACCAGTGAGCGTGAACTCAGTGGTGATTGGTATGGTTGAAGCTGCGCTTGCGTCATACCAGCTAAAACTGATGTGCTTGTTTGAACCGCCGTTATTTGATGCGTGAAGAAGCACACACTTAGCGTAATAGCCAGTCGGCACTGTATACAGCGTTGTAGCTGTAGCAGCAGTTAAAGCTCTACCGACTGATACTGGTCTCATTTCTTGTTCCTTGCGGAGATCGCTTTGGCTTTGGCCTTAGCGTCCTCTTTGGACGATGCGCCCCAAGCCTTCAGAGACAAGAGTAGCCGGGTGGGCTTACCATCTTTCATCTCAGGCCCAGGCATATTGCCCATGCGTGCTAAAAAGGAGGCCCTACGAGGGTTGTCGCCCGACTTCACAGGGGCTTTGAGATTGCCCCCGGTTGACGCATTATAAGACGCCCGACCCTTGGCATTCAAGCCTCCGGTCTTGGCTTGCCCTTCTTTGCGTTGCCAAGCGGGCGTTTTCATTTCTTTTTCGCCGTCTTAGCCGCAGCTTTGAAGGCAGCGGCTGTTGGAGCGCCCTTGGTGCCGGGCTTGCGCATCTTCTCGCCAGAACCGGCTTTGATGCGCTCTTTCTTGGCTGCGATGTTGGCGTAGAGGCCGGGCTTCATTTTTTCTTCCTCGCCTTTCCAGCTTGCGACAGGGCGATGGCCACTGCCTGCTTGCGTGACTTAACGATAGGACCACCCTTGCCCGAGTTCAGCTCACCAGCCTTGAACTCGCGCATGACCTTGCTGATCTTCTTTTCAGCTTTGGTCTTCATCAGTAGCCCCGCTTGGCTTTGTTGGTCGCAGTGCGTTGGCCGCGAACAGGCATGGACTTGACAGGCTTGCCCGTCTTCATCGACATCTCTTTGGCTTCTTTTTTGCCCTTGGGTGTGTAGGCAAACTTCTTTGTTCCGACCATTGGCATGATGTGCTCCTTAGATAGTTGCTTCAGTTTGGGCGGCCTTACGAGGGCGACCCATGCGTTTTTCAGGTGCTGTCAAAGGCAATTCTTTGACCGGCTCTTGAACTTGCTCCTCGTCCACACGAACGTAGCCGCTGTGGCCGCGCATCGAGTCGATGTCGTGCTGCAAAGTGAACGTCACCGTATTACCACTTGCTAAACAACGAAATGTAGCCATGATTTTCTTTCTGTAGAAAGGGGGCACATGGCCCCCTTGCTATTTAAACCACCGCCCGAGCAACGATGAGTTGCAAAGTGGTAGACGCCAAGTTCACCGAAGACCCGGTTGGGTTGTAGGTCACGATTGTCACGGTGTTGGCAGCGGAAACATAAGCCCGTTTGACCAGGCCAGCCTCGCTGACGCCATGTGAAAAACCGAGAACCATGTCGCCCAGCGCAACGCCGGGGACAGTCACTGTGTCTGTATCTGTCGCACCGCCAGCAACAGCGCCAGCGTCAAGAGTACAGGTCACATCCCAAGTGTCTGTGAACAGACCTCGGAATTGGTCATTCCCGCGACGGGAAGTAATTGCGGATGCAGCAGCCATTTGAATCTCCTTTAAAAGACGCCCCCGGCTTGTGACCGGGGGCTATTCATTAGGCTGGTACAGCCAAGGCGTAAGCAGCGGAAGCGTTAGCAGCCGACGAAGAGGCGGCAGTACGCAGGGCCTTCACGCCGTACAGAGTGTCAGCAGTAAACAGGGTACCGAGGTATTCCTGCTTGTACTGAGTCTGCGAACGGATGCCCATCTGCTCAACCAGCACCATCGCATCGCGGTGGCCCATCAAGCAGATACGGTCAGCGCCGCTGTTACCAGCGCCGGTGTCGGCGTTGGAAGAAGCGAACACAGCCATACCGTAGAGCTGACCGATTTCACCGTTGCGGATAGCGTCGCCGTTGCCGATGAACGCTTGCTCGGTGTAACGGGCCAGACCCATCAGGGTGTTGCGGCTCGAAGGAGGGATCAGGAAGAAACGACCGTCCATAGGAACGTCATTGTCGTCCAGGCGCTGGATGGTGCGGCGGATAGCAGCGTCAGTCAGAGCAGCAGCGTTGGAAGTCGAGCTGTTGTAGGCAGTCGTACCGTCGGAACCAACGTAAGCCTTTGTGGAGCTGGCGCTGGTTGCGTAGTCGTCTGTACCCACGGTTGCGCCGTTGAAGGCACGGCCCAACTGGACCAAGCTGGTGTCGATGCGGCGGGCCAAGGCATAACCGGCGTCTTCTGTGTAGAAAGAACGCAGCGATGTCAGGGCTTGCACTTCAACGATGTCTTCGATCAAGCGGCTGTATTCGTAGTGTTGGTTGATCAACACTTGAATGTTGGTGTCGCTCTCTGCAATCAGAGTCACGGCATCAGTAGCGGCTTTGGCCGAAGCGTTGCCACGGGCTGGGCTAGGGATGTTGACGGTATCACCCTTCTTGCCTTTGAAAGACATCTTCTTGACCAGGTTGGCCAAGACGAGGTTTTTCTTATAGGCAGCAACGATTTCATCAGACCAGATTTCTGGGATGAAGTTCGCTGCGGAAGTGGTGGTTACCGAGTTGGTTGGGGAAAATGCTTGGTTTGCCATGTTAAAAGCTCCAGAGTTAAATTATCGAACACGCCCTTCAGAGTACGCCTGCATGATTTCATCACTCAGTGTTTCGTACCTTGCCGGGTCTGTCATCTTGAGACGAATGAGGTCGGCTCGTCGGTAGACTCGTTTTGAACTCTCGCCAGAGCCACCTACGTCAACTTGCGCGGCTTTCATGCTTTTGGCCCGAGTGGCGTCAGACGCTTTCTCGGTTTCCTTGGCCTTGATGCCACGAAGCTGCTTGAAGGTGGACAACAATTCATTGGCCGAATCATAGTCAAACTCACCATCGGCTTTTGCGTAGAGGCCCATTCGCACAGGTGAAGACTTCACCCAGCTTTGGAACTCAGAATCATTGACGACTTCGGAAAAGTCGGGGTGATCCTGCGCCAGCTTTTGCTGAATCTGCATCCGTTTGAACTCTTGGCTCGCCTGGCGAGCTGCAAGAACGTCGGGATGTTTATCAATCGTCGCTTGAACTGCTTTTTGAGGGTTCTCAAAAAAGTCAACTTCAGGTTCTTCCTCCTGAATACGCTGCTGCTTAGAATTGAGGTTCTGCTTGA